AAGAACAAAAACAAACAATCAACACAATTAAAGAGCAGTATGAAAAACAAGGCGCTGCTTTAATGAACATGACAAGAGAAAATGCCTTGATAGAACAAGAAAAAGCAGAATATTTAGAGATATTCTCCAGACATAATTTAGATGTTCTTGCACTAAAGAAGCCTGGCCTAATAGAAATTAGAATGAACAATGCAAGTGAAAAAGTAATGGAGGGCATAGAAGATGACACTGAAAAATTATTCAACATTGGCAATCCTAGCACTGACTAGTGGTTGTTCTTTACTTCCCACAAAAGAAGTAGAGATTATTAGTAAACCAATTGAGGTTGAAATAATGCAGCCCACCTTGCCACGACCTGTCGAGCTGACTGCACCGAAGTGGTACGTCGTAAGCGAAACACGTATTACAAACCCATGTGTCAAAGTAGATGACAAAAGACCTCAGTCTTGTGCGCCAGAGGACAGGGAGAACCCTGACTGGCCAGAAGGCTATACATACATGGACAGATTCCTAGATGAAATGAAAGAACAGAACAATGGGGAAATACTATTTGTTGCTACTACTATTGGAGACTATAAAGTAATGGCAGAAGATATGCAGGAACTAAAAAGGTATATCAAACAAATGGGAGAAGTAGTTATTTACTATCGTGAGGTAACGACCAAAAGTGATTCAAGCACTGATTGAATATTTTAAAATGAGTAGAGACTCTCGTTTTTTGGAGAGACACCCTACTATACAAGGTAGATTTGAACAAATAGAAGATTGGTTAGAGGATATGGAAGAAGCCCTGTACGATATAGAACAAAGAGTAGAAAAACTTGAAGAGATAGCACACCCCAAGTGTGGTATTGAAAGTTTTGATGGTTATGAACCATTAGTAAAAAGAATAGATAAATTAGAAGTAGTAGTAGGAGTACTAAAAAAGAATGATAGTTGATACTGATAAATTAATAGACATACTTAAACAAGGAATAGTCCTTATTAAATTTAGAAGTTTAAAAAGTGGCAAAGTGTATGAAAGAGAATACACAACTCATAGTAGTCATATGCCAATAGATTTTAAACAGTCTGCATCTGATAAAGTTATTTGTTATGATGTAGAGTTTAAAAAGATGGAGGATATAGATGTCTCTACGATAGAGAGCTATACTCCTCTTGAAAAACTCTCCTAGTAATAGGGGAAAGACTCGAAAGAGTAGAAGGAGAGAAAGATGTTAGAATTCTTTCAATGGGTGCAGGCTTGGATAGCTGTAATCCCAACAATCGTGTTGATTGCTTCATTTATTTCTGCAATCACACCTACTCCAGTTGACGATGGCTGGATGAAAAAGGTTTACAAAGTTCTAGACTGGTGCGCACTTAATGTGGGTAGAGCAAAGGACAAGTAAATGGCTGAAGGTGTAGATAATAGTAGAAACGAAGTCGAAATTGATTTAGATAAGTATATGGCACTTATTGAGAAACTTGATAAGTCCGAAGATACTATCAAAGAGATGAAGGCAGAAGCTGAAGCAGCAAGAAAACAACTTGCTCCACCAAAAAGAAAGTTTATAGATTTGTTCTTAGATGACAATGATATAAATGAGAAGTCTATTATAGGTTTCTTATCTTTCTTTTTAATGTTCGTATTCGGAACTTGTGACTTAGTTACAGCGTTCTGGGGTATGGACTTACTAATCTCCGATACAATCTACACCTCATTCGTAGTTGTAACCCTCGGAGCATTTGGTATCAGCGAGGCCGGGAAAGCCTTTGGTGGCAAATAAAAATAGTTCTTGACATTTGGTTGATTTTTCTGTATAATATACATTATGGAAAAAAATAACAAAAGCAAGAAAAACAATCAGGCGAACACTTCTAACTCCAACGAGGACAGAAGTGATCGCCTTTTTTGTGAGTACTGCGAGGGCATTCCACTAAAGGATTGCTCTGGATATAAATGTTGGATTAGATGAACTTATTTTACTTAGACGAAGATTTAGACAAGTGCGCACAGTATCATGTGGATAAGCATATAGTTAAAATGCCTCTTGAGGCTGCTCAGCTATTATGCACAGCAGTTTGGATTGACCATCTACTAGGATTTGTTCCTCGTGCGCTTAATGCAGAAGAAAGAGAAGTCTTAAATACTGCAAAAGCAGAAATCAAACATTTACCATTAGAGGAAAGACCTTTAACTCCGTATCTGCCGATGATGTATAATCACCCTTGCACGATATGGACTAGGTCTAGCCTCGATAATTTTGAGTGGGTTCATTGTTACGCAAATGCACTTAATGATGAATACAACTATCGTTATGGCAAATTACACAAGTCAGTGATTGAAGTAGTCAATAAACTGCCAGAACCGAAGAATATGCCCCGCAAAGGACTCACTCCTTTTGGTATGGCTATGCCAGATGAGCTGAAAGATGAGAATGATGTTATCGGCTCTTATCGTTTGTATTATCATACAGACAAAGCAACATTTGCCAAGTGGTCACATCGAGACCAACCTGATTGGTGGGACGAAGGACTTGCTTGGACTGACAAAAGAATAACAGCAAAGTAATGGATTATATTATAGGAATTATATTTACTATACTCGCAGGTATTTTTGCTTGGGAGTCTAGTATGTTAGTCCATGAAAAGAAACAAAAGAGATTCAACAAATCTGATGTTGAATATAGAGATGGAGATAACACATGAAAATAACAATTTATAGCAAACCAAACTGTCCATATTGCACTATGGCAAAGAACTTAGCAGAAATGAAAGGAGCTGAAGTAAGATACCTAATGTTAGGAGAGGACTTCGACTCTAAAGCTTTTATGGCAGAGTTTCCCACTGCTAGAACTTTTCCACAAGTAATATTGAATGGAGTAAAGATTGGTGGCTATCAACAACTGGAGAAAGAGATTGGCTAAATTTAAATTTAGGGAAGATGAGATAATGACTATGGTTAGTAATCATATTATAAGAACATATGATGCTCACTATTCTATGAATAAAATCCAATCTACTGAATTTATTGTAGACGCTGGGCATGGCGAAGGTTTCTGTTTAGGAAATATTATCAAATATGCCCAACGCTATGGTAAGAAAAATGGGAAACAAAAAGACGATTTATTAAAAATCATTCACTACGCAATCATATTATTAGGGAGTGAAGATGGCAATAAAGAGTAAAGCACATGAAAAGTTATCATTTGATAACATAGAACGAGTTATCCAACAACTCGAACAAGATAATCCTATCACAAAGAAAGAAGCTTGTGGTATGTTGAATATTAGGTATAACACGACCAGACTTCAACGAATCATAGATGACCATTTAGACCTTAAGTCGTTCCGTGAAACTAGAAAAGCACAGAACAAAGGAAAGATGGCAACTCAAGACGAAATTCGAAGTGTAGTAAAAATGTATTTGGACGGAGACAATATCTCTGAGATTGCTAATAGTTTGTATCGTTCCCCTGCATTTGTCAAGAATATAGTAGAAAGAGTGGGTATACCACAAAAGCTGGCTGATTCTGACTTTGAGGGTAAGAGGAACGCTATGTTACCAGAGCAATGTGTATCATTAGAGTTCGATTATAACGAAAAAGTATGGTATCCAAAGCGTAATAGATTCGCAATAATTAAAGATGAAATCACACAAAAGTATCAGTCAGAAAGACGTGGCTATGCTTGTTATGGTAATATAACGCAGTGTGTAAATTATGAAGATAGATGGGGAGGAAAATGTTATAAAGTATATATTCTCGACCCTTGTGATACTTCACAAACACTATTTCCATGGTTAGACGGAGAAAAAACAGGTTATTGGGGAACTGCACTAGCATATGAACTAGGAAGTCTGAAACACTTACAAGAGTATTTATAAAAAGGATTAACAATGTTGGAAATATTTATAGCGTTCTACGTCGCTGGCGTAGGTATTGCTTGGTGGTCGCTATGGTTACCAAGTTATAAGATGATAAAAGAAATAGCACCAAATAATATAATGGCAGTAAAGCCAATCATGTCGGGATTAATAGTATTAGTAATTTTTACTATTATGTTCCCTTTCTTAGCATGGATTATATTGTTTGATGATAAAATAGAAAGATTCCAAAATGGATTTATAAAAGGAGTGTTAGGAATAAATGATAGACGATAGATTTTCAACATATGTAGAAGCAAATAAAAGAGCTGATGTAATCAAACTTGATGGACATTGGGGTTGCAGATTCTACGTAGACAACGAAGTAGTAAAAACAGAGTTCTACAAGGGTAAGTCAGAATCTTGGGCAGAAGACTGTGCTGAGAATTTTGTCATGGGTATAAAAGTACTATAGTGGCAATTTGGTATATGAACTTATTAGATGAACAAAGAGGTGGCACTAGCATGTTTAGTGTTAAAATTGATTACCCTGAAGGTACTTATGTTGAATCAGACACACCACAGTCTGAACAAAAGTACAAGGGGTGGTATTGGAGTAGTAAAAACAAGAAGTTTTACAGGTGGGACAATTCCCCAAAGGAGTAAAAAATGAATTACTTACTAGACGCATTATGCAAGAAATTAGAAGGAGAGATAGCTATATACAAGGCTAACATTCTTACATATCAAAGAAATTCAGTTGGTATTGGGGAACACCCAGAGATTGTAGAAGCTATCGAACTACAGGTCGCTAAATTAGCCGAAGCAGAAGATAAGTTAGGCGCGATCAAAAGACATTTTTCATAAGGAAACGAAAAATAGTTCTTGACACACCCTTAAAATTTCTGTATAATATAATTATATTTAGGAAATAGTTAATGAGTGATAGATTTTATATGCAAATGGTAACAGCAACTGGGTGGGCACCTGGTTACAGAAATACCAAGACCATAGAAGAATATAAATCACGATTTGGCTCAACGAAAAGGAGAAAAAGTATGTCTTGGACAGACGAGAAAAAACAAGAAGCAATCGACATGTATGTCGGTGAAGAACCAACTCCAGAAAACAGTATGGAGATTGTAGCAGACATCGCAGAACAACTAGAGGAATCTCCTAATGGTGTTAGAATGATTCTTACAAAGGCAGGTGTATATGTAAGAAAAACTCCAGCAGCTAAGAGTTCTGGTGGTTCTGGCGGTGGTAGAGTAAGTGTTGCTGATGCTCAGTCATCACTAACTGATGCTTTGAATGATGCAGGTCAAGAAGTTGATTCAGCTATCATCTCAAAACTTACAGGTAAAGCAGCAGTATACTTTACATCAATAGTAAATAACTTAAACAATTAATTAGTTTTAGTTTTTAGCTAGGGTATCATTGATGCCCTAGTTTTTTGCATCTTACAGATGTGACCATTCAGGTTTGCGATTCAAATAATCATTTGTTAGACAACTGGAGGAAACATGACAAAAGATGAATTTAATAAAAAACTAGATGACGCAGGCGATGCAGTCATCACTTACAGAAGTAAGAATTCACGCAGATTAAAATACAATATATGCACTAGAGACTTTTCTACTCCCTACATCAAGGAAAAGAAAAATCGAGCTAAAGAAGCAAAAGATACAGTCCTCCTGTTCTGTTGGGACACGGATTCGTATCGTCTATTAATGCCGAAGAATGTAACAAGCATTGTTCCACTTAACAGGATAATTAAAAATGATTGACTTAGCAAACGAACCTAGTGTATACGAAAGAGTAATCAATGAAAAAGATAATCAACAGATACGATTAGTAATAAATACATTTCGTGGAATTGAGTATCTATCTTTAAGAAAATACTACTTAGACTTTGAGGAAGAGTGGCTACCTTCGAAAGAGGGTATAACTATGCCTGTAGATTTAGAAAATGTACAGGAACTTTTTAGAGGATTAGTAGAGATTTTATCACTTGCAGAAAGCAAATCCATACTCGAATCCGAGTTTAAAGAAATACTAGATGAAATATACCTGACCTAAAAATAGTTCTTGACAAGTCCTCAAAATTCCTGTATAATATATTATATGTTTATAAAAGGAAGTATGAATTATGACCAATATGGTCGCAAACGAAAAAAGACCCAACGCAAGAGGAGGTCGTCTAATGGGTCAGGACAGTGGACTCGTCCACAGGTGCAGGATCATTCCCTGTCCTCCTCACCTATTTTAGAGGCTGCTCGTAAACACAGAGAAAAATACCCGAGTATGCCTATAGGAGAATATAAACCAGAGGTAGACACCTCCTATAAAAAAGAAGTCAGTAAGAATTATACAGTATCAATCGCCTATAACAAGGGCAGTTACCAAGTCATTCCGAAAGATGACGTGGAACATATCGGAAAATAGTTCTTGACATATGGTTAAATTTTTAGTATAATATATAAATGTTAGAAAATCTTATAAAGACAGCAAAAGAGGCGTACTACCAAGGTAGTCCAATCATGTCAGATGAGATTTTCGATCACCTTGTAACATTGGTTACAGAAGAAAGTATCGGTTATAAAAGTTCGTATGAACGCAGATACAAACATT